GTAGGAAGGATGGAGAAGTTAGGAAGGGTTTCTAAGAGGGCGCAGACGCGGGGAGTGGCGATGATGAAGTTGGCGGGACCACGGCGGTTGCGTACAGCAACACGGTTAGCTTCAACAACAATTCTGTTGTAGAAGTCGCGGGCACGTTCAGCGCTCCAACGGCCATCCGCAGAAATAGCGGACCAAGTAGAGAATCCCTTACCAGCGCCAGCATTGAGACAAGTCTGAATCATACGTGCGATCATTTCGCGGTCGATTTCAGCTTGGATTTCATATGACATGGCATTGGTGAGTTCGGCGTCGATGTCGATGCCGTTCATGTTACGCAAATCTTGCTCGAGTTCAACAGACCATTTAGCTGCGAGGCGGCGTGTGCCGGCTTCAACAGCGGTCTTCTCGAATGCAACGGTTACTTGAGGAATCTTTGAGGACAACTCAAACTGGGAAAGAAGGGCAGCTACACCAGCATCTTCTGAGAGGATGCTGAAGTCAGAGTGACCACTGAGCTTAGCACTGGAAGTACCAGTGAAAGCAGTGTTCAAGTAGTTGTAGCCGATTTCTTTACCTTGTGATGTCGCTGTATTACCACCAGTAGGACCAGAGGCGTTGCTGCCGTCACCATTGACGCTGTAGCCAAGAGCATTGCTCTCGTACTTGTAGCGCATAGCAAAAGCGAGACCGACTGGACCAGTCATGGGCTGAACGCCAACGATTTCGTTAGTGATCAACTCAGGGAAGGTACGGCGAATCATGGGAATGAGAACCTTAGGAAGGCGGGCGTCACCTGTAGCATAGGTATCGCTGTTTGGCACAGCGCCACCGTATTGCCCAGCATTGACAGTACCGAATACTGATCCGGTTCCACCTGCTTGGTTAGAAGCTTCAAAGCACCATTTTTCTTGGTTTTCCAAGAGCATGGCGGTATTCAAGCGTACACGTTCATCAGAGATGCCAGCAACTTTGTTGGAAGAATAGTCCAATACTGGGGCCCATTTTTCAACTAGTGCTTCAGCCTTTGATTTATCGATGTGTAGAAGTTCCATAATTTTTTTTCTCCTTTATAAGAAATAAGCGAGTATAAAGAATTAGTGCTTTAAGTGTAACTTAGAGCCATCTAATTTCTTCATCTCATTCAGATATCCGCTAACACCCTTTTCGTTTTTGGCGGGTGCTACAGAAATTTCCGACTCATGAAGATTTTCGGTTGAAGGTACATCAACGGCCTCAACTATCCGTCTTTGAACTTTCTCCCTAGCGTTCTCTTCATGTTCGGTCATTTCCTTATCGAACATCTCAACAACATATTGGTAATTTTCCAAAATGTATTCGGGAGACTTGCCACCGAGAAGCTTGGTTACATAACCTTTAGCTGACTCAGGTAAGTCTTTAATTTTTTGTTCAAGCAAGAGAGCTGAATGGGCTTGATTGAATTTGCTATTCAATTCCGTATTAGCTTCTAATGCTTCATTCAATTCCTTCTTGAGGGAATCGATTGTTTTTTTACCATCAACAAGAGCTTCTTTAATTTCTCCGTTGATGAAATCTTCATTAATTCCAACAATCTGACGAATTTGGTTAAGCATCTTTTGAGCTTTGATATTTTCAACCGCTTCGTTGATTTGTTTTGTTGGAACAGTCTTTTCGAGATAGAGATCCATATAGTTGGATACTTCTTCTACGATTCTTTCTTGGAAAGTCTTAGCTTCTTCATTGAGAGTAGTTTCATACTTCTCAACGATCTTTTGAAGCTTATCAGTGTGGTCTTCGTCAATCTTAGTAAGAACCTTATTCAATTTTTGAGTGTGATCAAAATCAATAGCTTCTACGAGTTTAGATAGTTTAGAAGAGTGATCGGTATCAATGGCTTCTACCAATTGTTGAAGTTTTTCTGTGTGCTCTTCATCGATCTTGATGAGAGCGGCTTCAGTTTGGAGTTGGGCTTTTTGATCCGCCTTTTCATTCACGGCTGCTTCGAAAGCTTCGTGAACTGTAGAGAGGGTTTCTTCGGTGATGAGATCTTTGAATTGTTCTTTAAGAATTTGCTTGAAGTCCATAGTTGTAAATTTATTTATCTAAGTTGGCGTTACTTTTCTTGGTTTTTAACGTGTTCACGCACTTTATTTTTAATTTTTTCTGCAACAGTTTGTTGTAGGCTGTTTTGAGCAGCAGCATAATCTTTATTAGCAATGTTACCAATAAATTGACGAATAGAGTTTTTAACTTCTGAGTTCATATAATAAAATCTTATTTACCCCCCTTGAGTGTATTAATAAACCCTAAGAGTGCTTCTTTGAGAAATTGATCTGTACCGTGTTTGGGGTAAGTGCGAAGAGTTTCGTTTAATTCTTTGTAAGCTCTTCCAGCACATTCAATAATAGATCCATCAGGACGAATCATCCATTCTTTAGATTCCATGATAGATTCCAACATAGCATTTTGAACAGAAGGTTGATGAACTACGTCAAGACAAATTAAATGGAAATTAGAAACATTCTTAGCACTTCCGGTTTCTGTAATGTTACCTAAAGCTCTAGAAGAGATACCCATCTTAACATTATCTTGAATTAAAGACTTGAGAAGTAACCCCATAGGAGTATTGAGGACTTGGGATTTACCCATGAAGTAATTTCCGTTTTGTTTTAATTCAGTGACTAAGTGGCAAGCATTAACCGGACTAACTTCCGTAGATTGTGGGTGATTCATTTCTCCGATGGCTCTACGAGATTTGATCATGTCCTCAGTATAACGATTTACCTCACTGACCATTTCATCTAAACGATAAATTCTACCATTTTGATTTTTTTGTTCAGCCATTAAGAATGGTCCGGTGATGTAGAGTTTTTGTTCTCCCAAACGATTTTTCTCCTCGATCATGAAATCAAGGCCTTCGTGGATGTCTTCAACTAAGAATTTAAGTCCCATGTTAGTATTATTATTTATCTAACAAGTCGTCATTTTCCATAAATAGTTATGATGTTCACTATTCTCTTATTTTTAACCGCTTTAACCGTAGCGGGATGCGCTGCTTATTTTTCTGTCTTGGGTATTGCTACTTTATTCTCTGGTCATTATCTTCAAGTTTTGATTATGGCGGGTTCTTTAGAATTGGGTAAATTAATTGCTACTTCTTTTCTTTATAGATATTGGAATAAAACAGTTTGGTTTTTAAAAATCTATATGATTGGAGCTGTTTTAATTCTCATGGGAATTACTTCTATGGGTATCTATGGTTATCTTTCTTCTGGATTTCAAGTCAATGCTGGGAAATTAGAAACTATTGAAAAACAAGTTTCTTTAATAGAAGAACAAAAAAGTGTTATCTCCAAAGAAATTGAACAAAACAATAAACGAATTGAAATTTTAAATGAAGCTAGAAAGACCCAAGAACAAAGAGTTCAAGACGCTGGTAATTATAAAGTTCCTCGTGAACAAGCTTACGCTGCTATCGAAAAAACTAATTTAGAATTAGAAAAAGTAAACGTTAAGAATGAACAATTAAGAGAAGAACAGTTTAAGAAAGACAGTGAAGTTTTAGAGCTTCAAAAACAAGATACCCAAATTCATGATATTGGTACCTTTAAATTCGTTGCAGAATCTTTAGGGCTACCATTAGAAACTATTGTTAAACTTTTTATTATTGTTATTGTTTGCGTGTTTGATCCTTTGGCTGTTTCATTAATTCTTTGTTATAATATTGCTTCTAAAGGTTCTGTTCTTAAAGAAGAAAAAACAACAATCAAAGAAATTCCTCAAGAAACAATTAAAGAAGAACCTTTAAAAGAAAATAAACCCTTAGTTGTTATCGGTAAAGGCGGATTAAAACACAATTAATTTATTTGTTAAAAAGATGTTTTTCTGTTAAGACACAGAACTCATAAGATTTCTTTTTACACCATTCTTGTGCACTTTTCCACTTACATTGATTCTTCACATATTCTGCTTGTTGTCTTAAAAGGGATTTGGTATTTCTTCCAGGTTTTGGTGGGAGAGTTTGATTGTGGGGTTTAACTTCCACCAAATATTTTTTAATAGTTCCGTCTTTTAATTTTAATGTAAAATTAAAATCTACAAAATATCTATGAAGTCTTCCGGTCATAGGATTTTGATAAGGAATAATAATAGTTTCAGACCCCCAAGATATAATAGAGGGATTATTATCCAGCCACTTCATTAAAGACAATTCGTAACTACTTCTATATATGATAGGTGTAGTACCTTTATATTTGTCTTTATTCTTACAAACAAAAACTCCCTGTTTAAATTTGGAAGTTCTTTTACGGAACATTTTACCAATCTTTACATGCTTGAGCTTGAGGTGTGCCTGGTTTTGCTTGTGAACATTTGTGTCTCGCTCGGAATGCTTTCTTGCGTTTAGTATTTCCAGATTTACCAGTTACTTTAACCCCCTTTTGACCCCAATGAATTCTTTTGTAAGAACCATCAGGTTGACGAACACATGCCATCCATTTTTTACCCCTTCGATCACTAGATCTTTTTTTAGTAGGACCTGTGCACTTAGCACCTTCTTCTAAAATTTCTAAAACAGTATCATTGAAGTTCATAAACTTATTTAACAAAAAAATTACCCTAAAAAGAACTTTGAGTATCCTTTTGCAATTTTTATATTAAAATATAAAATCAGCAGTAGAACAACCCACATTGTTTACTGTATCGTTGCTTACTACAGCAACAAATCTGTTATTAGCAATAGTCACGTCACTGATCCCAACAGTAGATGACACATTCGCAAAAGCAACCCAATTTATACCGTCTTTTGATAAAGCTTGATAACCCACGCCTAATGCAACAAAATAACCATTTCCATAAACGACGCTGTTCCAATTACGTTTTAAATCAGGAGAAGCATACGAGACTCCATACCAACCTATTCCGTCATTGGAGTATGCAAATTGGTATGTTGAAGTGGAACCGCTATCGGAAACCGCAACATACCTACCGCTCAAAGGTAAATTAGCATTACCGTCATAGCCATAAGCAACTTGTTTCCATGGATGTCCTGATTGCAAGTTTTGACCTAAAGGAGAATTAATAGCTGTATATCCTCCTTGCCTCCACGTTTGTCCTCCGTTGTCAGAATACCCAAATTTATGGTTCCCGCTTGTACCGCATGCAACGAATCTATTATTTGGCATCTGAAATCCTTCAACAACGTTACCGTCAAATCCAAAACTGTCAGAAAGCGGAGTGCCATTATATTGTAAATAATTTGCAGAAAGCCAATTTGTGCCGTCTGTAGAATACATTCCGGCCA